TGTCTCGGGCATCCCACCCAAAGTGGTAGCCCCCGCGGTATGTACCAAAGAGAGCAACGGCTAAGCCGACGAGTAACCAAGGTAAAGGAATGCCAAACATCATTCAGCCTCTTTTCTTGCAAGTGCGTCACGGGCGCGTTCTTCATCATCTTCTAAGTGATCTGGTGGTGTTGTTGGCGGGGGGCCGGGTGTCCACGACTCATCCAGCTCTGGATTCTTCCAGACAGGCATTGCACCAAACGGTTGTGTGGGTAAGCCATACGCAGATTGCGTAGGGGCCGCTGGCGCATAGGCACCACTCATAGGCGCACACATCGGCTGTATCGTAGGTTGAGGCGGGGTTCCCAAAGCTTTTGAGCCGGCAGCAACAGCACGTTTAGACATCACACCACCAATACCGCCAACAATCAGAAGAACGATATCGTTAAGCATCTTGGTATAGGCTTGGTCGATGGGTGCCATCGACTTTATGGGCTGCGTCACAAACGTCACTGAGTAAAGCAACGCGACCACAATGAAGCACAGGATGCACGTGACTGCTACGACCACGAACCCCCAAATACGAACTTCGATCTCGTCAGGGGTTAGATTTGGCTTCTGGTTGGACGTCATTGACTTTCTTCTCCAAGATGGGGGCTACCAAGTATTCAGGGCACTGCTGCGTAAACAAGCATTTAGGCTTTTGGCATTCTTCGGCGTGGAAGAAGTCAGGGTTCTGACACTTATAGCGGTAAACGTCTTTGCAGCCAGTCAAAAGCAAAATCAGAATTAAGTATCTCATGCCATCACATCCACTTGGTTTGCTTTAAGCCAATGAGTTTTGACCTCTTGGATTTTTTGCTGCTGATCTGCCTGACAGTTGAGCTTTTTTAAATGTTCCATGTTTTGCTGATGAATCACCCGCTGTGCTTCCCAAAGCATCTTAGCGTTAGCCTGATACAACGAAATTTTCATTTCCCAAGCCCCACCTTTCCAAGAAAAAGATTGACTATTTTGTCCGACAAATCATTGGGCAAGAACTGCAAAAACCCAAGTATATAGAGAGCCACAAGACCATAGACAACGATCTTTAGCGCCAGATCAAATGTCTTTTGGTACTCGTTCATCTACCGCACCTTCTGGTGGATTGACAAAAGTCCATCATCTCATTCACGCCAACGAAAATCAAAAACAAGACAAAGAACACACCGCCAATGATCATTGCCCATTCTTGCAGTTCTTGCTCTTTGGCTTTAGCTTCTTTCTCAGCCTTCTTCAAAGCGCTTAACTCTTTGGCATCTGCCAAGTCCATTTCTGCTTGACGAGCCTTAATCTTGTTCCAAACATCAATCTTGCCAGTCTGCATGAAGAGCATTTTTAACTCTTCCTCAAACGCTCTGGCTTGCTCAAGAGCCATCTCAATTTGTAGAGCGGTTCCCATGTTGGAACCCTTTTTGTCCCGCTTGGCTTGCAGCATGGCCTTGGTAGCCACGCTCTTAGCATCAAACATCTTGCCAATCATGGGGGCAAGCGAACCCAAGTCGTTGGCCACTTTACTGGCCTTCTTGACCATCGAGATAGCCGACTGTATTCCTGCTAGTGCGGTTACTGGATCAATCATTTCCGTTCTACCTTCTTCCACTCAAGGCAATACACCTTGCGGTTGTAAACATCGCCAGTCCACCCCCATCTAATACAGCGGTATTCTGCTTGGACGCTAGCCGCAAGAAGAACGAAGGTAAACAGCACACTAACTCATTTGTCTTGTTTTGAGTCTAGCTTGTCAAAAATTTGCCGCAAGATTTCTTTGACTTCTTTGATGTCGTCTTTGTAGTCGTCTTTTTGAACGTAGTTTTTCAGCACGGTTTCACGCATGGATGTCGTGTCGTCTTCGAGCTTCTGTATCTTGCGAGTTATTTGGTTAAATACAAACACTGCCAAAAACGCGGCAATGGCTACGACAAAGTTAAATATTTGCTGGTTGTCCATATCACTTCAGATTCTTGAGTTTGTAAAGGGTACTCAAATATTCAGCGACGGCTTCGTCGATGATATTCTGAAGTGCGGTGTCTGCTTTATCGACGGCGGTGTAACGCATCTTCTCAAGCATAGCTAAATGCTTTTCAAGCGTTGCAACTGGCTCGCCAGTGGAGTCCACATCAAGCATGGGAATTTTGTCAATTAGTCCGTGACGACCTTGATATGCTTCAGCCAGTGAATCTGCAATTTCACCAATACTGGGGTAAAACGACCCGAGCGCCATGTGCTGTGAATAGCTTTTTGTTCGGAGGTGAGCGCGATGCGCGTATTCGCGGCTTAAAAACAACAGTGCGATCAGTCGGGCAATCATCTCAACTCCTAGTAGGCTTCTGCCAGTGCGGACAGAATTTCTTGATAGCAGTCCAGCCACTCTTCAAACCTCTGGAAACAAACACTTCTGAATGAAGTCATGCACTACCTCCGGTTCAAACCCCAAAGCCGACATGACTCTGGGTGTGTGGGGATTCTGTTTTTGATTGTAGCAATAGTTGTTTTGTTGTGGTGAAAAATCTTCTATACCACGTTCACCTATGCAACGTAAGTAATGCAAAAGATTTGCTTTTGCCGTATCAATCAGAACGCTGAGTTCTTCGGGGTCTTGGATGTTTCCCGCAGCGATCATGCTGGGGCTAAAAATAGCTTTTGCCCACGGCGGGAGAGTACGTTCTTTCGACCATTCAAGAGGGGCTGTCTGGTCGGCAAACCAAACGTCGAGGGGTGTGTTCCCCTGTATAGGACTAAAGTCGTGAAATGCGCCTGTGACTTTATTAGGGCCAGCGATAAGGTCAAACCCGAATACAGGAGAGGGATCGTCTGTGTGCGGGAAGATGCACAAATGCATCATGTACAGGCGACTGGTGTCGCGGGCATCCACAATATCAAGATGCGCCCTGCGGAACGTTGGGCTACGCCACAAGTGGTTTTTCCAAGGGAACGTATGACCTTCGTCGTAGGCTTCGTATTTGTTTAAGTGGCTGACAAGCCACGCAGCGAAGTCTTCAAGCTGGGAGAGGATTGGGCTGGGCGACGAGTTCATCAAATAGCTCCAGCGTGTAGCCAAACGCACGGTTGGCTTCGTCAGCCAAGTCATCAGTCAAGTGTTCTCTGATCTTTGCGATCAGGGCAGGTCGGTCTGTGAATTCAAACCGCTTTGCGCTACCGGGAATATGCTTCTTAATCATCTGCCCGCCGTACATGTCAGCCATGTGGTACAGGTAGAAATACGCCATCAAGTCGTGGTCAGAGACTTCCTCGATGCGGTCGATGCACGCAAGGGTAGACTTGTGGATGGTCACAGAATCAAGGTCAAGCTCATCGTAGTCTCGTGCCATGATCTCGGCGCGGAACATCTCAGGGCTATCATTAAACGTACCAATCTGCCGCATCCGGCTCTCCAGAGCAGCATAAATGATCGTCATGTTGTACAGCAGTTCGCCATACGTTTGCTTTGGGATGTTCCCAGATAGCAACAACGCCGTGAAGGGGTGAGCCTCCGCAGCGTCGTGCTTTTCTTTAATGGCGTCGCGAAGACTCATTTAGATGGTTTGGTTGGCGGCACAATCTGAGAAGGGTCTTGCAAATCCGGATAAAGAGAAGTCATGTCTCGCAACTCTTGGCGGTAAGCAGCCCACTCAGCTTTTTTCTCAGGAGTTAGTGGAGCATCAGGCATTTGCGTCCAATCAGACAAATAAAGCTCATGGTCTCGATGGCGTCGAATCCACAAATTCACCTTTTCTTCTTGAGACAACTCTCGTACCTTGACCTTCGGGCCAACGTGGCCTTCGGGTTTAAATTCATAACCATCTTGCTCGATGATCTCAGTACCGACAGGCTGTTCAAAATTTTTAAATCTTGCGTATCCGTTTTTTGCCAGTACTTCATCGGTCAGTTCGGATGTCTCCAAAACCAACATTAGGTTGTCTTCGAGGATTGGGTGATTAACGGGGTGGCCGTTTTCAACTTTAATGTACAGGTTCATATTTCCTCTTTAGATGTCTGCTGTGTTAGTAGATGGGAAGGCTCGTCCTGCGCCCCAGATCAAGCGAACGCCGCCTGCGCCGCCACGCTGCTGATTGTAGTACGGGTAGTTCTGCGATGTACTAGAGCCCGAACCGCCGCCGCCGCCGCCGTAGTTTCCGCCTTGGCAGTTTCCATTAGACCAAGGAAGCTCGCCGTACTGACCATCAGCACCACCGGAGCCACCTTGACCGCCAGAACCGCTATAACCGGGAGACCAAGGGTTATATCCACTGGTAGAGCCGCTTGAGCCTTGGCCATTTAAACCAACACCGCCGCCGCCGCCAGTTCCCCATGTTGAAGAATAATAGCTTGAGGAGCCACCGCCACCTCCGCCAGAACCACCATTGTTATAACTACCTCCGTTACCGGAGTATCCACCGGCACCGCCACCGCCGCCAGTCCAGCTACCAGAACCGCCAGTGCCGCCAGTGCCGCCGCCTTGTCCAACCCAGCCTCCACCATATGCACTACCAGTGCCACTGGAATTTGGGCCGCCGCCACCGCCAGCATATCCGGCGACGGTGCTCTCGTTAATAAAGAACGACGGGGTTCCAGCGTAGCCACCGTAGCTGGAATTAGGAGCTTGAGAGCCGTAACTTCCGACTTGGACGGTGTAGCTCTGACCGGTTGTAACAGCAATGTTATTTTTCCAGCCTAGGCCGCCGCCGCCATTACCGCCAGATGACCACTGATAGCCACCCCACCCACCAGCGCCTACGCAAACTGCGCATACAGAGCCATTTGCGTTTTTGGGCGCAACCCATGTATACGTTCCGGGGCCAACGTTGGTTCCAAACAACGCTTGATTTGTGATTATCTCAACGGTAAATGTCCAAGTGTAAGTTTTAGAATTCTGGTAAGAGCCGCTCACAG